TTCCTTCAGGTTTTGCATTGAGCATTGAGAGAGATATGCACCTTTTATTTTTATATATATAATATTCAATAATATCAATAATTGAACATTTGAATAAATTTAAATTTTGTTCGAATTAAAAATATTTATGTTTGAACAAAAATCAAAATCATTCTAATGTTCAAATAGAAATAATTTTAATATGATTAATATTATAAATTCGAATATCTGAATACCAGGTTAAAATATTCAAATGTTCAAATAGAAATAATTTTAATATGATTAATATTATAAATTCGAATATCTGAATACCAGGGTAAAATGTTCAAATGTTCAAATAAAAATAATTTTAATATGATTAATATTATAAAAATGATCATTTGAATAAAATCGTATTTAGTTCAAATAATTAAATTTATAATATTTGAAATATTAAAAATTTGAATATTCGAATACCAGGGTAATTTGTTCAAATAATTAAATTTATAATATTTGAAATATTAAAAATTTGAATATTCGAATACCAGGGTAATTTGTTCAAATAATTAAAATCATAATATAATCAAATTTATATTGTTCAATTTATATAATTATATTTCATTTCATTTTTTAATTATTATTTATTTCATTTCATTATTTATTATTATTTATTTCATTTCATTATTATATTAAATATTAATTGAACAATATAAATTTTATAATTAAAATGAAATATATTTATACCAAAAACTTTAGCATTTTGTTAACAAAATTTTAGCTTAAAATATTTTTATTTTTCGATCAAAGGTTGTATATTTATATTATCAAAAGAGAGAAAAAAAATCGAAAATGATCTTTCAGAAAAAATTGAAAGAATTTTAACAAAAAAAAGTTGACAAAAATTTTTAATTTTCGATTTTTTTTCTTATCTTTATAATAACAAAATGAATAAAAAATATGAATTGAGACAATTTTAACATATTGTCCTTAGCTTGATTTTATCACTTTTCTAAATATAGTATTATGAAAAAGTCTGAAAATCAAGCCATTGTTGACAATGCTGTCGAGTCCACTAATTCTGTTTCTCGTGGCAAATCGTTTGTCGCTTTCGTAGAAAATGACGACAAAACCTTCACGTACGAAGGTCGCTATGTATCGTTGTCAGATTTTTCGAAGAAGCATAACGACGAAGGTGTACTGACGAACAACCTGCGCCCTGTGTTGTCAGGCAAAGTTCGCATCATCAAAAAGTACACGTTGTTCTACGAGAAATATAGTGAACTTGACCATCTGATCGGCTATGACGAATGGCTGGCTGAAGATGACACTCGTCAACATGGCGACTTTCCGGACGAGATTTACTTTAGTAAAGGGTATATTCGCGGTCTGAGCACTCGTGTACCTATGCAACAAGTCATAGAGCAACTTGAGAAATTAGGCTGGTCGAAGAAGTAAATTCGTCAAATTCAAGAGTTAGAGATTGATTTCTCTAACTCTTTTTTTTTATTTTTGTTCTGTATCGTTACATAGGGGTAGAATTAAATCTAACCATCGTCCCTTATCGCGCGGTATCATGTCATAGGTCAAATTTTGATGTCGAAGCATCGACCTATATCACCTTCCTGGATTGTATCATATATTGACCTCGCCCTGGATAAACCTATCCTATCAATTGGTATTATATGAATTTTAATAATTCAACGTTTACAATTTGACACACTATCTATTATAATACCATATGGTGCCGAACGGCCGAGTTTTTTGGAAATATTTCAAAACAACCTATACCCTTATTATTTAATTAATCAAATAAATCATATCAATTATATTATTTTAAATTATCATAAACTATATATCATATAATATATACAAATCAATGTAATAAATTTATTACATTATATATAATATGTTATACAATATATACCCAGGAGGTGCCAGGTGGTAATTAGATCAAAATCCAAAATCCTGGTGTACTTTTTACCCTATACCCCCTTTTTTATATATTTCTGTATAAAAAAATAATAAAATTAAGTGTTAAAATATTTTTATTTCTCAATATTTTTTATTATATTTAATGAACAAAATAATTTATTTCTAAATCTTAAAACTGAGTACGTCATGAACAAGTACACTGTTTATTTAGCGAAAGTTAACAACATAGTTAACAAAGCTGAGCACGCTTTCATATTCTTTATTAAAGACGATGCACAATATACGCGTAGTAATTTTATATACACTACGCTATATAATTGGTATAATTATAAAGAAAATTACGAATTGGAGTTGACAGAAGGTCTCATGGATGAATTCGCTATATATCAAAGATTTGTATATGAAACCACTATAGAATTAGAAAAAATAGGTACAAAACCTTGTCACGAACGTAGTTGTTCATATTTCATGTTCATCTTTTAATATCTATATTATGAAAAAGCTAACTATTATTTATTGGGACCAAGAATCTTTTGCTGTTTGTAGTCGTATATTTGATATAGAAGAATATACGATGGCAGAAGCAAATATTGTTATAGCGAATGATCCAAATGATGATGGATATTTTGAAACAGCTATAGATGATATAAGAGATCACATTGATAAAATCTATGTCTGTGAAAAATATTATATCTATTTTAAATTAAAAACAGGTAAATATAATGTTCAAATTTCTAATCTTTATATTACAACAAATAGTATCATTGATGTTTTAGAAGCCTTAAACGATTTAATGTCATGAAAAAGTCACATTTTTTAACTATTAATATAGAAATCTGTAAATATTTTGATGACTTTTTATTTGATCAATATCAATTAGATATAGTCGAAAAATTTACAGAAATCTGTGATACTCATGGTTTCGACCAAAATCAAATGTTAATAGAATTTTTCGATCTTGATAAATTCTTTTATCGAATTGAACATTTACCTGATGCTGATGAAAAAATTGAATTAATGTTTCAAGATTTGAATCTTTTTGTAGATATATACGAAAATATATATTTACGTTTTATTAAATCCATTTGTCTCAATTAAAATCTAAAATCATGATCATCAATGTATTTATTGTTAAGGCAAGAAACATTACATTACATAAATATAATGTATTTGCCTTCTATTTACCTGATAAGACTGATTATCGAGAATTCAACGAAATAATCAACGATACCTTATTTGAATTTTATGGTTATAACGATCTTGTGAATGATGGAGAATTAACAGAACTAACGGCATATAAAAACTTTATTAATGAAACAGAGATTGAAACAGAAAATGCCGGTACAATTGAAGCAGTCTACGTCGATCCTTATATAGTGATTTGTTAGACTTATACAATACTTTGAGGACTATGAAAAGTCATAGTCCTTTTTTGTTTCATTTTGATCCATCGTCCCCTAATAGGGTCTATCATGGTCTATCGTGGTCTATCATGTCCTACCATGGTCTACTAAGGTCCATCGTGATATACCAAGATCCATCGTATCTTACCCTGGATCAACGGTTACATCGTCACTAATAGTATCCTGGTCTACCAGGGATTACATCATCATTAATAACTACCATCATGACACATCTAACAGATGAATTTGAAAAGAATTATCTAAGCATCGATCGATTGATTCTTTTATTTACAGAAATCAATAATGATTGTGCCAAAAGAGGAGAACCGGTTGTTCCTCTCGATGATACAGAATATTATACAGAACAAATTCAAAATATTTTTGATTTGTCTGATGAAGATTCTGAAGATTTAGCAAACAAAATAAAAGATGCGATTATCAAGCGGTAATTAGATCCAGGGGGAATTTCCAAGTGAGGATTTCCCCCTATACCCGCTATCAAATGGTATCGAAATTAAATCATTTTTTTCAATTTAATAATTTATACCTATAGCCATGTCCACTCCTCTTTTAAACCATTAGTCGCCGAAAGCACCGAAATGTAATAAATTTATTACGTTACGGTGCTTTTTTTAGTTGTAACATTATTGTAACATTTATAACATTGTGTTTACATCATAACTGATTGATTATCAATGCTTTATTTATTATTATTATTTATTTGTTACAATGTTACAATGTTACAATTAAAAATAATAAAAAAATAATAAATAAATAAATAAGGGAAGGTATAATTAATATAATATATAAAGTGCCGGCTCTTTTTTAACCCTTTTTGTGTAACATATTGATAATCAACCAGTTAAGTGTTTCTTACATTATGTAAAAACTTGATTATCAATTAGTTATAAAAGTAACAAGTATTGCAACAACCTTTCGAAAGCATGTAACATACCACGGAGTTGTAATAAATTTATTACATTTTCCCGATCATAATGTCCTAACTGCCGTTGTAAATGGTTAATTCTGGTGAAAAAAAAATAAAAAAAACTTAGCCAAAAATTTTTATTTTTCAAATAATTTTTGTATATTGCATTATTAATTAATTAATTAAATCCTTATTATTATGGCACAACAACCTGAAAACACAGTACGGATAAAGAAATATCCGCGCTATTTCCTCAGCCTGGATGGCAAAGTTTACGATTCTGAAGATGACTGGAAACAACTCAAGTCGAGTAAACATGCAGAAACCGGGCTCTTCATGTATACGTTTGTCAAAGGCAATTCTGTTCATGCATGGTTCGTCACCGACACAACCATGGAAGAACATTTCCCTGGCGGTAAAATGCCTGCATCTGGCGGCTCCGGTCCCAAAACAAAGCCGTTCGTGGTATTCGATATCACCGGCAAGTTCATTGGACGTTTCGCCACCCAACAATCCCTGGTTGATACCATCGATGTTATCGCCAAAACAAACGGTATCCCACCCGTTCTCAAAGGTCGTGTTCGCACCATCGCCGGCCATCACTTGTTCTATGCAGGTGATTGGAGTGACGGAGAAGCCGACTACCAAGGTTATGATTCTTGGCTTGCTCAAGATAAAACCAGGAAAGAAGGCGACTTCCCGCATGAAATCCATGCCCAATTCGGATGGGTCTTTGGACGCACTCGCCGGGTACCGGTTGAAGAAGCATTCACCGCCATCAAGGCTGCTCAAAAACAACCGGCTGAAGCCTAATTTTTCAACACCTAGTCATGACTATCTTTATGGTAGTCATGACTTCTTTTTCCCAACATATTAAAAATAATGATCATGCAATACGAATGTATGAATTGTGGACATCCTTGTGATTCTAAAATGTACCCGTGTCCAGAATGTGGTGCTAAATCTTATGCCCCTATTAACATTTTGAAACACGCAGATAGAATTGTAAATAAACGACTCGAAGAAAAAGAACGACAATACGGACCATTTATTGAGACAATGGAAATGACTGCTTTGGCATTTAATGCGATAACTCGATACAAATATAATCTTCAAACGTCTGATATTTATATAATTTATGCCTTACATAAATTGGTAAGGGAAGGTCATAAACATAAATATGATAACTTGTTAGATGCCATAGCGTATCTCTCAAGCCTCAATGATTTTCACCAAATGCAAAAAGAAGTCAATCCAGAAGAAGATGATGAAGATTATATTTAAAAATGGTGAAGTTTTTGATACACGTCCTTATTTAGAATTAAAGAATGGATTGTATCTAACCAGTCCACAAATTCGTGAACAACTGGTTAAACTTCATCATCCTGATAAACATCAAGAATATATTAACCATATTTCTAAATTTAATAAAACGTTTGATCATGTTACGCGTTACCTACAAGAAAATAAGAAACGTTAAAGACCCAGTAAAAGCCCATTTACCTGATGCCGGTTGGGATTTTTTCATACCTAAAACGTTCGACCGCGAAGAATTATTCCCGCAACATTCGATCGTAATACCCTCTGGTATTATCATGTATATACCATTTGGATGGGCGTTACTACTTGTTGATAAATCCGGTATTTCAACAAAACACGGGCTAATCATCGGTGCTAAGTTAATAGATTGTGAATACACTGATGAAATTCACTATCATTTGATAAACACTGGTACAGAACCCGTTATTCTTTTGCCAGAACAAAAAATTGTACAAGGTATTTTTCTACAAGTACCTTATGTTGAATTGTTCGATCTTGATAAAAATTTGCCAAAAAGTAAAACACGTCAAGGCGGTTTCGGTTCTACTGGATCTTTTTAATGTAATAAATTTCTTACATTATGGGTCACCAAGGTATCATAGAAGGTGCTAAACCACCACAACGTCCTCAAATGGGATGGGGATATTGTCTTGCTGGCTACGGTTATTTTAATCTACGTCAAATTGTTCATATTACAGAAATACAACGATTTGAAGATGATGATGGAACAATTGTACTTAGATATATTATTACTACCGTAGCTCAAAAATTCCAAATAGAATGTTTTACCACTACAAAGGATTATTTAGAAGATGCTAATTTATTTGTGCTAAAGTATAATAATTTAATCACCTCGTTTTTAACATTAATACCATGAAAAAATACACCTTGTTCGACATTTTATTAGTTTTAGTAGCGATAGCCTTATTCACTTTGCCTGATCATTCAACTATTAAAGTTACTATTACTGAAAAATTCATAGTGATCGGTGCGTGCGCATTAATTGGTTATATATTCATAAATTTTTTAAACAAGAAACAATGAACTTGATTCCAGTTAAATTAAGATTAACATACATATGTGCAGTACGACCTCACAATCGGTTAGTTCCTGGGGTTGATTTGGATAAAATAAGCGATTGTAATAATACACACATTGTGTATAAAGATATTGCATGGTATTGGGTGATTATACAACAACATAAAGTTTTGTTGGGTATAACACTCGAAGGAGAAATGTATAGTGAATTATTTAAACCTTAATATACCCACAAAATTAAAACTTTTTTCGTTGATCATTTTTATATTTCAAATAATTTTTGTATCTTTATAATATCAAAAAGGAAGAAAATGTTATCAAACACGTACTCACACGCTGCAAATAGGATAGCTCACATACTGAGACTGTCCTATTCTTATATAAAGTATTTTCCTTTTTGATTATGATTTGTTTCATTCAGAGGGCATCAACAGCGATGCCTCTTTTTTCCATGTATTCCTTATTAATTGATCATTAAACATTATTTATCATGGCTAAACGTAGAGAAAAGACCACTGAAGATTTAAGCGCCGTTGCAGTAAAAACTATCGGCGAAAAAGCAGTTGCAAAAAGATCTACTGCTATCCAGCAAATGAAGTTCATGGATAAAGAAGGTTTTAAACAAATCCTCGAATCCACTGCCGGACTTACCCTGGAAGAACATACTTTAATGATGGCCAATGTGATGCAACGTTCTTATTATGAATTGTCTGCACACTTGTACATGGTTAAAACCCATGAAAAATACAAAGAAAAGTACGAAACGATTGAACAATGGGCAGGTGAAGAATTTAATTGGAGTCGTCAGCGGGTATATGAATATTTGGATGCATTTGAAATTACTACAAAATTGTTACAATTCGTTCCAAAAATTTTACCGGCCAATGATTTTCAAGCCAGGTCTCTCAAAGGTTTAGATATCGATGATTTAAGAGAAGCCTGGGATATCGTACAACAAAGAGTATCTGATGGTGAAAAACTAACAGCCGGGTTAATTTCCAGGACAGTTAGCGATATCAAAAAGATCAAAAAAACTGCAAATGTTGGCGATGAAGCGGTATTGGACCAGGAAAAAGAACCTACACCAGCTGTTCTATTGGATAAAGAAGGAAATGAATTACCTCCTCCAATCCAAGAACCGAGTCAGAAAAGTACTATATTTTCTGCCGCTCCCGAAGTTGAAAAAAGGATAGAAGTAATGGCTGCATATTTGTTTGCACATCTTCGAGAAAACGATTTTGGAGCAAACGATATCAAGGATGTGGCCCTGGTTTTGCTTGATAAAGCATCAGAACTATAAACGTTATGGAAGAAAAACTTAAAAAAGAAGTGCTGATTATCATCAAGCAAACCCGCGGTAAATTGAACTATACTGAAAAAGTTCAACTTATTAATAAATTACAACCAGAACTTAGTAAAAAAATTATTGCTGAATTATTAGGTTGTGATTATTCATTAGTTACCGCTGCTTTACGAAGTTCTATTAGACCAGTTGTTAGAGGAACTTTAGCAGTAAAGATACGAAAACAATTGGCTAAGAAAAAACGTGAAAAAGATGATAACACATGAACAATTTTTGAGAATTGCTCTTATAATTGGTTCATCATCATATTGTAAACGCCTTCAAGTGGGTGCTGTTATAGTTCGTGATAATCGTATGATTTCAACGGGCTATAATGGTACCCTACCTGGGGGTATTAATAATTGTGAAGATGAAAATTATATGACAAATGCAGATGTAGTTCATGCAGAAGCCAATGCAATCTTATATGCTGCTAAAACCGGTATACCTTTGAATAATTCAATAATGTATGTTACACATTCACCTTGTGAAAATTGTGCAAAAATGATTATTCAAAGCGGTATTAAAGAAGTATATATCGGTGACGGTTATGGAAATAATGATGGTTTAATATTATTAATGAATAACAATGTCAAAATTTCAATAAAGTCATGAATACAATATTAAATATTATATATTTACAAATCATATTAGGTATTTTTGGTTGGTTAGTTTATATGTTGTATACAACTAATCAACAAATAAAAAAAGAACTGAAATTAAAACATAAAAAAAATACAATTCAATTTCAAAAACAATTGGATGAATTAACACAAGCTTATAAAACAAATGAATTAACTCTAAAAGAATATCATAAAGCCATTGAAAAAGTTCTAAATATTAAAACAGAATCAAAATGAATCAACCAATATTTAATACACGTGGCGAAGCTTTTTTATATCTAGGTAATAAAATACTTACAGAAGGTATTAGTCGAGGTTATTCTGAAAAATCTGATCAAACAACAGAAGCTATCTTTAATGTCTCTATAGGTATTAAAGATTATACCATTAATGATTTTCCAGAATGGAGAAAGTATAGTGAAGAATATATGAAAACAGAAATATTATATTACTTTACTGGAGATAATAAAACCGGTATAATGAATAAATATAAATTATGGAAACAAATAACAAATAAATTAGGTTTAAACTGGAACAATTATGGGTGGCACATGAGATTAAATGAACAAGGAAGATATTGTGCTAAATTATTAGCTTATAATAAGTATTCTCGACAAGCAGTCGCCACTCTTATGGATTATAAACATGAAATCTATGACGGTTCACCACCTTGTAATATTTCTGTTCAATGGTATATAGTGGATAGTAAAGTACATACAAGTGTTAATGTAAGATCTAATGACTTATGGTTTGGTTTTCCATATGATACTTATTGGTGGGGAGTATATACTGAAAATGTAATACTTGATATTTTAAACAAAGAATATAATCAAAATTATAAATTAGGTACCATATATTGGAATGTAGTAGATCTTCATTTATATTATAAACAATTTTTAAAATTTCAAAGCTATGTCACAAAATCCATTAGTCAGCTTCGGAAGTAACAACACCATGTACCTTAAAGTTTATGATGGTACGCTCATTCAAGACATGGGTCAAAACCCTGAAAGAAAAGAGAATGACGGGTTAGAAATCCGACCGCACAAAACACTCGGTCAGATTTATTTTCGAAGAATCAGAAACGTTGAAGGATATATTGTTGATTTGAAATTGACCAGGAATCCAATAAAAATTGGTGAAGGTGAGATTATATTGGAAAACCTGGATCTTACCATTGGCGATAAACCTGATAAATCTGATTGTTCTGCTCTGGTGTCTATTCAATTTATTTGGGGAAGTCGACCGGCAAACAGTGTTATGTACTGTATGCATAATGTCAATGTAAAAGCACCTATTCGTTGTTGGGCCAAAGATTGGATGGGTAAAACCTATTTCACAATCGTTCAACAAAACGACAAAGGCGAATGGAAAATTGTAAAATCATACTGGACAAAAGAAGATGGTATGGTACCACCATTGGAATTGAAAAAGATTCGTGGAAAAGATGTTTGGGATAACACAGACCAAATTGAATTTTTCGAAAACGAACTTGAGAAATTCCGTCAGGCCAATTTTGTCGTTGAATCTGCAAAAACCGATTACGCACCAACCAGTAAGGCTCGTAAAACCAGTGCATTGAATATGGATACAGATCAATCGATTTTTAATGAATCTGTACCTATGTCTGATATTGTGTTAAAAAACGCCAAAGAGGATAAAGGTTCTGGTGATCCCGATTTAGATGCACTTCTCGCCACGCCGCCTCCTGCTGCAAAAGGTAAAAAGAAATAGACTTTTTCACATTCAAAGGGGTAGTCATGTGAGGCTACCCTCTTTTCACCTTTTAACAAATATATCCATGAATTCGCAAGAAATTTCTTACATTCAAAAAATACGGCGTAATGACATATTAGTTACACCGTTGATAATAACAGATACGGGTTTAAAAGTACCACCTGTATTTACTAATATAGACAACGAAAGAATAGATTCAATTCATGTATATAAAAAAACTACTGAAGATCACCAAATAAATCAATGGTATATCCCTGGTCGCTTTGACAAAACACCCAATGGTATCGGTGTAATAGTTGGAAGTGAAACAAATTTATATTGTTTTGATATAGATTTAAAACATATCCAATCTGATGAAAAAAGAATACAAATAGTTGATACCTTGTGGAAATCTTTAAAGGAAATAAATCATAATCTATATAATAAATTAATACCCACTGGAATTAAAACAAGATCAGGTGGTCGTCATTATTATTTTAAATTAGGCTTTGAATATTCATTTACTTCAAACAACCCGCCGCTACTGGTATTAGATAATAAAACTATTATAGAACTAAGAACTGATGGTTATGTAGCCACATATCCATCTGAAGGTTATGATTTACTTCCTACAACGGATATAAATTTCTGGGATAATTTACCTGTTTTATCAGATATAGAATTTTACGATTTACGAGCAGTTTGTAAACAAATCAGTGATACTAAAATTAAGAAAAAGAAAATAGCAGAACTACAAAAACTATCACCAATAGAAGCATTTAATGCACAAACAAAGCTTGAAGATTTATTAACATCATTATTTGATTATACTATTTTATATCATAATGATACTGATACAAAACTAAAAGTATTACATCCAAATAATCCTACACAACCACATTCCGGTTATATTTACAAAGATGTGGATCCACCTTTTTATTATGAACATTCTCAAAATGGTTCATTCGGAGAATATCTAGGTAAACCATTATTCGCACATCAATTATATGCAATCAGTAAAAATATTAGTCCATATGATAATAAAACAATTAATCGATTATTATTTACAGAGGAATATGGTTCAATGTGGAATAGTGTTGCTCAAAAACACGATTATACTAAACTCTTATTTACTGAGTTTTGTGCACAACATGAAGTTTATTATGATTCGTTTAGTAACGCTATTCGATACGGTTCAGGTTTATATATAGATGATGCATTAGTAGCGAAATCCTACGAATTTTATAAAATGAATAACGTTATCTTAAATCAATTTGAATTAAAACAGTTATGGTTAAATACTGCTAACTTTGTACAAAAAAATCCGATATACGATTATTTTAAAAAGTGTTATGATAATTATACTGGTGTTGATGAATTCGCACTCTTAATGCATTACATGAACTTTAAAGATAAAGAACGATTTGAACCATTTGTGCGTAAATATTTATATCAAATACCGGCTCAAGCTTTGTATAGTAAAGATAATAGAATAGCAGGTTTGCAATCTGATTTAATTTTATACTTATATAGTACAGAACATGGACTGGGTAAATCTAGATTTTTTAGTGAGTTTTTATTTCAAAATTTAGATTTATACACAACTACTGCTTTTGCTAAAGATATAAAAGAACAACGTATTCAGTTTGCAAATAATATAATGATCTGTGATGATGAAGGTTTTGTTGTTGGCAAAAAAGAAATAGAACATTTGAAAACAATGGTGTCATCTCGTAGAATGGATACTACTTTAAAATATCAAAACTACGAACATCAAATGGCTAGACGTGCTGTGTTTAGTATTACTGGTAATCGTAGAGAATTGATAAATGACGATTTTAATAGACGTATTATAGCTCTTGAAGTTCAATATATAGATGTTGAATCTTTATTAGAAGATGTTGATATTGATAATTTATGGGGACAACTAGCGCATGAATATGAAAATAATCCATCATATTTAACATCTGCAGATATTAAAGAATTGAATCAAGCTACTGAAGAATATAAGAGATATAATAGAGCGGTTGAAATATTACAAGAATTTTTCGAACCTTATGAAAACATTGTGCCGGCATTAATTAAACAATTACCTATAGAACATCGTTGTTTAAAAAGAAACGATATAATCAGATTAGTAGAAATTGTTTACCCAAGAGTACAATTGCCTGGCTATGATATTTCAGATGCTATTAAAAAATTAGGTTGGAAAACTAATGTCATTAGATATGGTAATCATACTGAAAGAGTATATATATTAAAACCAGCTACTAAGTTAATGACATTAATTAGAACAACTGATTCTTACAAATTAATAAAAAACAAATAATCATGATCAAATTAATTTATGACACAGAGACGTTTAAAGATTTACATCATGTAACTTTTATAAATGTCGATACACTACAAAAATTAAAATTAACCTGGTGGGAAGGTATGCCATTGGATTTAGCCAATAAAAATAATGAATTATATAAATCAATGGTAGATAGAATAGATGTAATTTGGATAGGTTATAATAATAAAAAATATGACTCTAAAATGGTAAAATTTTGCGCTGCTTATAATTTTCAAGTGCACAAAATCCTTTATCAATTAAAACAATGGAGTGATTTTATAATAAATAATCGTAAATGGTGGCAAGAATATAAAAATATCCCGACATTTGCTGAATATAAAAGTTATTATAATATACCTATTCAATTAGATTTATTAGCTTTACATCGGTTACAAAGATCACTTAAATCAATTGGCGTTACTATTAATTTTAATAATATTGAAGAATTACCATTTGACCCAGATGAAAGAATTGATGGTGATTTAGAAAAAATTAAAAAAATTGAAAATTACTGTGATAATGATTGTATGACTACTTTAGCATTGTATCATTATTCCGAAGGTGAATTAAAAACACGTCGCGCTTTTGCAAATTTATATCCAGAAACAACCCCTGGATCATATGATTCAATGTCTAGATCTTTATTGTCTCAAATAGTTATTAGAAAATGGATAGCTGACAAAGGTTTAGAATTAAATACAGTTCATAAAGTACGAGATGCTTTTGCTAAAAGATCTTTTTATGGTAGCAATATATTATTTGATGTATACGATTTTAAAACAAAGGAAGGTAATGAAATATTAAACTGTGTCAAAAATCATTATTTTGACATGACATTGAATAAACGAACAGAATTTAATCATAAATTAAAATTTGGAAATTGTCAATATTCATTTGGCGAAGGTGGATTGCATACAAAAGATAGTGGTCTATATGTGGAATCGACTGATACAATAAAATTAGTAGGAGTAGACGTTGAATCTTATTATCCTAATTTGATTTATAAATATAAATTGTTTATAAAAACGTTACAATTTTTAGCTGATGAATTAAAAACAATTATAGACGTACGACTCAAAGCTAAACATTCTTTGAACAAATATAAAAAAGATACACCTGAATATGATGAAATAGATGGTGTTAATCAATCTCTTAAAATTGTTATCAACGCTATCTCAGGATTATTAGGTTCTCCCGATTCTGATATTTATTATAAACCTGCACATTTAGCAATGACAATTAATGGGCAATTAATGCTGTTCTCATTGGTTGAAATGCTTGAGCTGAAAGGTTTCGAAGTATTTTCAGTTAATACAGATGGTGTATTCTTTTATGCACATAAAGATAAATTAAAAGCTGTAGATAATATATTAAATGAATGGCAACAAAGGATGCAAGTAAATCTAGAATTAGATATGTTAAAAACATTTTGTTCAACAGCAACTAATAACTATATGTATGTAACAGAAAAAAACAAAATAAAAGCTGTTGGCATTTTTAATACTAATCCAGATATTGCTAAATCTGCATCAATGGTTGTATTAAGAAAAGCCCTTTTTAATTTTGTAGTTAATAAAACACCTGTTAATGATACTATTTTAAATCATGATAATATTCATGATTTTTTATTAACACAAACAACTGATAAAAAATTTGATGTATTTGTATATAATCCAATTACCAACGAGTGTATACAACCATTAAAAAAAGTTAATAGATGGTATTGGTCAACTGAAAGTCCATGTAATTTAAGTAAGTTTCAAAATGGTGTATTAAAAGGTAAAATATCTAATAGTGATAATTCAGTACCATTGAATAAAATCATAAGTATAAAACCCATTGCTTATCATGATTTAGATTATCAAAGATATATTGAAGAAGCAAAATCTATAATAAATTCAATAACCATCACAAACATATTATAATGAACGATCTAAGATCTGCTTTTGCAAAAGTAACTTTCCAAGATTTCAATCATTCATATTATCATGAAAAACTTGGAAAACTTGAATCTTTAACACGGGTATTATCTCAATATATGCCAGAATTTAGAGAAAAATATTGGTTGGCACATGCAGTTGCTAAACAAATGTATGGTGAAAAACGAATAAAATCCGATTTTAGTCAATCTGTTGAACCGGATCATATAACTGTAGATGGACATAGTTTTCATTATAGTAAATTTTACGAACGTTTCAAATTTGAAATTACTGGGATAAAAGCGGAATGGAGAGCTGAAAGTAAATTTGGTAAAGACAAAGGTAAATTTGTACACAATCATTTAGAATTATTAGCATATAATAAACGTATACCAATTAATAATTATCCTGATAAAGTTAAACCATTTATAGAAGCTACAGAAAATTTTTATGAAGAATATAAAGAAGATTTAAGACCATTGGCAACAGAAACTGTTGTGTATAGTGAAGAATTTGAAATAGCTGGTATGTTTGATAATTTAAGTACAACACGGATATTATGGGATTTTAAAACAGATAAACGAATGGAATATCCAAACCCATTTGCGAATTTTAAAAATCCATTGAATACATTCGAAGCCTCGAATAAGAATAAACATTATTTACAAGTTAATGGTTATAAATATATGATCGAAGCTTGTACAGATATTAAAGTTAAAAAATGTTTAATTGTAAATATACAAGAATCGGGCTTTAAAGTTTATGAAGTACCTGATTTAACAATAGATGTTCTTAGATTATTTAATCATTATAAAATGAATAAATCATGAGTGCTAAAGCCAAAAAAATCACAATGCTATTTGTTACTTGTCCGGAATGCAATGCCGAAAGTGCATATGATTCTGTACAAGTAATAGGCAAATTTTTATTTTTAACATGGATTTGCCCTATTTGTACATCAACCGTATCTTCTAAACCATATAAAAAAACAATATGAGACCTGCAGAAATTAAAAAATATAAAACCAACATCACTTATGGTGGTGCAGATGGTTTTGCAACAGTTTTGTACTTTGATGGTACAGTAGACAGTGCTACAGTTATTAGTAATTTTCTAGGTACTAAGGGTATTGAAACCCGTGTTACTGGTATAAATAATACTTATTGGTTAGAAATTTTTTATGGTCATAATGTTTTAATGGCTTATGAAGATTCAGTTATAATACAACCACAATTTGCAGATCAAAAACATCAAGTATTAGTTATGACTAGTCGCTTATATGAAATCTTTTTTATAAAAACAGGACAATGGTTTCAATTGGTACATTAAAAGAATTTCAAAAACATTATAACGAGTGGAAAACTCGCGTATCACCGTTGGGTAAATATGCAGTTACCACTCGTTTTAATGATAAAACTTCAGGCGGTTTAACTGATATGATTGTTGCATTTTTCGAAATGTATGGATTAATGTGTTGGAGAGTAGATGTACAAGGTACTTTGAGAGAAAAAGACGGTCGAAGTTTTTATGCTACTACAAAAAATAGCAAAGGTGTATCTGATTTATTTACTATTGTAAAAGGTCATTTCCTTGCTATAGAAGTCAAAATAGGTGCAGATATACAAAGTCCTAAACAGATTGAATTCGAAATAGATATACGTAACCAAGGTGGATCATACATGATTGCAAAAACCTGGAATGATTTTTTCACTAAATTTACTAACTGGTATAATACTAATTTCAATGAACAAGAATAATACTTGTCGGTGTAATAATTGTGGAACATACTTTATATTTGATCATAATGATGAAGAAAATATACGTATATTTCATATAAATAAACCACAACAATTTGCTATTTGTTCTGCAAAATGTAAATATGAAGCAGCTGATCAGATGGCTGAATTTTTGACTAAATACTTAGGTATGGGAGAAGATGAATTACATTATACAATGTTACAGTTATTATATCCAAATGAAGAACAATATTTAGATGATTATATTAAATTTTTAGAATCACATGCAGAAGAATATGGTTTATTTTTAGAAGATGGTAATGCTGAACTTTTTAAACATATATGGAAACAACAATATTATGCTAACTATAATTAAAGTACAAGAATTAAAATTAACCATACCAAATGGCAATTAATGTTTGTGTACGTTTAGAATTATATGAACAAGCAAATTTATTTCATAAACAACTTTCTAAAACTATTAATCATGAGTGACGAGAAACGTATTTATGTTAAGATTGGAAACAAATTCGGTATTATGCCAATGGCCGATGTTCATCCTAATGCTTGGGACAATTTTACAACAATGGCAAAAGATTTATCTATTGTCTATTGTTATGACGAAGATAAAGGTAGATATATTACTGGATTTTTATTTGGCATAAATGAATTTGACAAATTATTTCAAATAAAAGCATTCGAAGATATCGTAAATGCTTTTAAACAAGGAGCTAGAAAACCAATACAAACAGCAAAAGACTCTTGGTATAAACCAGAAGATGTACAACAAACCGAATACACCATTTATACAAAAGATCTTTTCAAATTTAAAATGTTCTCCGGTGCTTATATTAATAAGGAATAAATTAAAATCAGTAGGATACGTATATATTATGTATTATCCTACAGATCATTTATGGAAAATAGGTAGAACTGTAAAACCATTACAGCGTTGGCGATCTATAAAACAAGATTTACCAGGAAATATATACCCTATTTTCTTTCCAGTTTTTAATACATTTTACCAAGAACGTTGGGTCGGTAATAGATACAAGCAATACAAACATAAGCCTAAAGGCTATGGAGCTAATGCAGGTGCGAATGAATTTTTTAGATTAAATCTTATTCAGGTTGGGTATATTTTTTATTTATTTATTATCAACTCGCTTTTATATTTCATTTTTATTTTGTATCTTTATATTATCTTTTTTGGTATTACATATTTTATGTATATTCACCGTATTGAATTAATTAACTTATTTTAAACCAATCGTTATGAAGGTCCAGGACAAACTTAACATTACAATGGCATGGCTATCGTTAATTGCCCCGTGGACGAATTTAGTCGTACCAGTGGGATTAGTAGCTATGCTTGGATATTTTCACTTTGACCATATTGTATCAGCTATGCTGGGTCCATATGGTTGGTATGCTGCTACAATAATCGGTGTCCTATATTGGATTTTATTCAGTGGAGCTAGGATCGCTTTAATTATTGCATCAGCCCGGGATTTTAGCAACAGGGAATTTATCGAAGGTACTTTAGGTTTATTTGCATCATTGGCAGTATTAATATTTGATCTTTGGTTCCTTGGTAAAATCACAGCCATGGCTTTTCCAAATGATAATGGTACAATGGTTGTTGTATTGAGGTTTACTTCAGTATTAGCTACCATTATGGAAATTCGATTAGTATTGTTATTGGTTAATATGACGCCCCGCCAAAGGTTACGTAAATCTGGTACCATGGATTATGATCCTGCCGATGTTCAAATGCTACCTGGAAATGTACCATCTACAAACGGAACTAGCACTAAAAAAGGTAAAACAATAGCTGATTTATTCGGGGCAAGGTAGTGTAATAAATTTCTTACGTTTTCATGGATAAATTAATAGAGGGAGACTGGTTTGGTCCAGTACTCCCTCTTTCCAATCATCCCCTATTATCACAGCTAATTATTTTTTCCGTCGTTTCGTTGGCGTTTTCTTTTTACCAGATTTTACAATCGCGGCTGTCAATTTAACAGTTAAACCTGTAGTAGGTTCTTCTAAATCCGGTATTGGTTTGGTTACAGGCTTAACTGTTTCAGTAGAAGCAAAAATACTCCTAGCGCTTCCAGTTGAAGCTCTAGAAGAACGTTTGCCTTTTAAATATCTCCAAACAATAAGTTGCTTATCCATTTTAAAGCTTTATACCTAACAAACCGAGTAAACCTCTAGCGATATTACCCCAAACAGTGTTTGGAAATTCAATGTGAAGTGTTTTACCTTCGCATTCACTAAAAACCTCCTTGATTTTACCAAAAATGATATTAATCAAGGCAATTACCAAATCAAAAGAAAGTTTCAATTTGGTACCTTCTTCGACAACTAATTCATCTCCTGCCTCCGCCAATAATTCAGCAAGATTTGTTCCCCAACATGCGCCTTTTTGAAGAGCACTACTCAAATCTCTAGATTTTTGAGCAGCAACTTGATCAGCAATAGCAGGAACAACTTCGGCTAATGACTTATTCATAATAATAATTTTAAATGGTTAAAACTTTCTTTTTAAAGAAATTATATCAGCTTCTATAGTATCTATTCTTGCACGTATTCTATTACGAGCATCATTATCTAAATTATTTATTGTATTTAATTTATCAGATAGCGTTTCTAATTTATTTTCAATAGTTTCTATTTGTTTTTTTAATAATTTTAAATGTATAATTATAGCATTTATTTTTTGCCAAATTATACCTATTAATAATGATAATGGTATAATCAATATTATTATTGCTATTGTTTTTATAGCAGCTACAGATTCGTTCATAGGTAATATAAAATTAATCACAGAATCGTCGTTTTTTAATAATTAATTTTTTAGTAGGTAATACACTACCGCCGCCATAAAAATTAACTTCTCTCCAATAACGTTTATGTGGTATTGAAAATGTATGATAATATACACTAGAATTATGATCTATGATAACATAAATATTATCACTATCATCTGTATAATATCCAAAATCAATTTTTTCGTTTTGTTTAACTTCAACAATTGGCCAAGATTCATCTTTTCTTTTTTCCCAATACCATTGTTCACCATTTCGATTATAATATGGTGAAATTTCAATTTTATTTTTATAATGTCTTACGCCTAAGGCGACTAAATTATTATTGTTACTTAAAACATTAAAAGTTTCTCCACATAATTTTAACCATTGTGATTGGTTACTTGATAATATATAATCCCAACCTTCTAATAATTCTATTTGCCAATGGCCAGATGGATAATCGGAATTACCACTATTTATAATAACCGGCGTGCAATTAAATGTACCTGGTTTAATAGTATAAATTCTTTCACTATCTGGACATTCAAATAGTAATTTACATGAAGTAACCAATACACAAATGGTTAAAATTATATATCGCATTATTTAATCAGATTTTGTAGCTAATAACTTTGGCATTAATAAATAAACGTCAGACCAAGGATTAGCTGCTAAAACATTGATTATAAATTTCACAGCTGAAAAACTAATCTTTAAATTTACATTTGTGGAATCTGTATATGCAATAGTCTGAGCACTGATCGCTGAATTTAATTGATCGACTAGTGGCGCATTTTTATCTTTAGCTGATAACAATTTAGAAGAAGCTATATTCAATGCACCATGAATATATGCAGCTTCGTCATGCGTCAATACTAATGATACTATAGTTGTATCATTTTGTGTAAAAATCTTAAAAGGGATAATCAGAAATAAAATAACTAATCGCATAAATTATTTAATTAAGGTGTAAAAATCAATCTTTGAAACTCTTCTCTAGCATAAGACCATTCAATTACCATAGGAACCGTCCCAGATACCCATCGAATTTCTTTGCCCACAAAATAATGATTATTGTTTGATGGAGAAGAAATTAAAATAGACGGCATATTTGGTATTAACTGGCGCAACTCAATCATCCTTGGGCCATAGATTCGAACAGTCCCATCATATCCTCCAGGAACTGGGATCGTTGTACCATTTGGGCCGGTTTGTACTTCCACTATATTTCCGAGTTCGTCAATGTAGAAATATTTTGTACTATACACCCCATTATAAAATTTAAGTTTCCAATATCCTACAAATAATCCACCCCATCGATTATGAGTTTGTTCAAAATAATTTTCATTAGTTAATTCTATCAAAATAGGATTGAGTAATGCCAATCGAGCAAAGGTACTATCTTGTTGAAATCTATTATATTGAGCTTCCGCAAAAATGGATGTAATGTTTGCGATTGAATTTACCAAAGCCTCATTTACCATTTGGGATTCCAAATAATTGGCGGTATCACGTGAAATATTATTAATCGTTGTATCTAATGCAACAACTCTAGTTTTGGTCGATAATTTTAATTTTGCTCGAACATAATAATCCGAAGAATCTGGTATTAATCCGATTGAATCAATACCTATAGCCTGAACATCCTGGATATTATAACCTTTGGAACCTCCAATTGAAATAATAAATGTTTGAGCCTGTCCAATAGTGACTAACAGAACGAATATAAAGAAAATCGAATATTTCATAACCATTTGTTTAATGAAAATGTTAATGAATATAATCATTTCGTTTAGTCCGAATCCATGTTTCAGAAATACCTATTTGATCTACCATTATATATTTCCCATTTCTTCCATCGTGAATTGTGTAGTCTTTAATCTTTCCGGAATGTGTCTGAGTGTTCTTAATATAGAACCAAACAGTCAAAGTATCTTCCATAAGATTAAATGATCCGGAACAAACAACATTGGGTAATACCCCTGGACCACGATTCTCATTCACATACCATGCCGAGTAAATATGACCATACCCAGCCCCATTGTGAGCAAATGAATAATACAAATTATCTCCCACCTGATATTCATAATCCTCCCACATCAAAATTTCATCAGGCGCTGAAATTTGCATTCCACACGCTGTCAAAAGAAATATCAAAAAAAGATGTTTCATTAATAACTATTTGTAATTACCCATTGATATGTACCAGATGCTGTTTGGGACACTTTTAATGTAATCGTTTCATTATTGGTAACTGTCCGAGTTGTGGCTGAAGTTCCTTGTTCCCAAAGTTCATTTGTTCCTGCAACGACTTCTGTAATATATGTCCCATCACTATCTATCCCAGAAACGGTTATATCTACACCAGCTAATAAGGCCGTCGGCGAAGGTAAAGTCAATGTGCTGTTACTAGATGCTGCACTGACTTTCAGGAATACTGTATAATGTCCATATGTCTGTAATGTAGCAGCACTCGGTGCTAAATCTGCTCCTTCTTCGGCATAATTTGCAGCGGATAGATTCGCATTTGCAGGAACAACGTCACCGGCAGAAGTAAGTGCCAAAAGATTCGCCGGAGTTCCTGTTCCGAGGCTTTCAAATCGGATTTCTCCGACCACATGAAAATCTTTTGCCGGTGATCCAGTTCCAAACCCAACTCGCCCTTTTCCGGATGCTACTATTATTGCATAATTATTCGTCGCCTCTGTGGCTGAAAAAGATGCTGCAATGTTTGTAGTTTTTGCTCCCTGAGCATAAGCTTGAAGGCCATATCCTGTCCCTGTTGTACCAGTATGCCAAAATTCACCCCCGAATCCATTATCGGATGCGGTTGTGCCAGCCACACCACGTGCCCCCGTTCCAGTTCCTGAACCATATACCCCAACATTTATCGTCGATCCATTTAACCCATACCCCTGAACTCCATAATTTATAGAACCTGTTCCCGTATGTCCATTTGAAATATACAACGCAACTGTTTTTTGTGAAGATGTAGCATTTGCCCCACTCAAATTTATGTGTACTAATTTTTGACTATTACCAGATGCACCAGTACTAGTTGATGTAACATACATCCCATTTCCTCCAGCCAGGGCATCATATGTATGGATCTCCGAATATGCACCCCCAGTTATCGTGGTACTCCCGGTCAAAGATCCACCCCAGGTAACAGCACCAGCGACTTCGGTCAATGCATTTGAAAAAGTATATGTTGTAGCCGTTGAACTAAGTGTACCGGCTGTAAAACTCAACCCTGTACCAATGGTTATTTTGGCTACATCTCCATCGCCGTCAGCTCCAAGAATTTCAGTGGGGGTATCAGTAATTCTATCTCGTATTCGCAATTCACCATCAATATCAACCGTTCGTGCAGGGGTAATAGCTGCAGTTCCAATACCTATTGATCCACGAAAATAAGATTTTAATTGTGATGAATTATATAACGAATAATCGTTTCCAGATGGGGACGCCGCATCAGATAGATTAGAAAGATATAAGACATACCGGTTGGTTACCGTGGCTCCCGAAAGAACGCTTGCATCCGCGTACACTCCAAACAAATTGGTAGTAACCGTGGCTGATGCGGCCAATGCCCGAACAGCATATATCTGAGTAACATTTCCTGTACCATATCCTTCCGAAGTCACTTGAATACCTTCAAGGCTAGCGACAGTATGGGTGTTGGTCGGATCGACATAAATATAAACCCAGTTTCCCACTTGTTCAGTCAAAGCCCCCATATTCACTGAGGGTTTGAAAATCAAAGATGTCGCCAACCCATACCAATTACTGTTTTCTGTCACCGTATCGTTCAAGTATAACCAAGTCGTTGGATCGGGGGCTGTATTAATTCCGACTTTACTCCCATCGTCGTAAAGTATTCCGTATGTGAGGGTGTTGGCATCGGCCCACGTCGCAACCCTATCTGTGAGTCCTGATCCAAATGGAACGGTTGCATTATTTACAGATAACGTGCCAGTCGTTAAACTCAACCCAGTGCCTGTTATAACATCACCAAGTATATTTCCAGATGTAGACCCCGTTAATTTTGTTGGCGTCGCTGTGAGATCAGATATACTCGCATCACCTATTACAGTTAATGTTTCGGTTGCTGTACTACCTGCAATAACGAGCTTTGCCGTAGGTTCTTGAAATGATCCGTTTCCGTTTTTGTCAATTGCAAAAAAAGTATAAGCTGTGGTCGTAGTATTCCTAACCCCCTGAAATACAGCCAAATCCGAGTATTGCAATGCATTTTGTGCGCCAGTTGTTCTTCTACGAACACCTTTGAAAAGAAAAGCTGGCCCAGACCCACTTATTTCAAAATCCTCATGCATACTTACTGACATTATCAATCCTTGTGAAATTGGCCCCACTCCAGATTGAGGGTATGGTGATGCACTCAAGGTAGGATAACCAGCTGTATTGCTACCGCCCAGAGAAAACGCAAAATTACCCATTGCAGATGATGCAAATCCCGCCGTAGTATTGCCAAAGAAAAATTTCGGGTTTTTAAAACTACTTACCGTGGAAGCCGAAACAAAACCTCTGCTAGCCTGCACTGAATAATCACCCTGGTCAGTAGTGGCATTGACATATAACTCTGTTCCGTTATACGAAAATCCAGATGTTTGCTGTAAAGCTCCATTTGCATCTGCATAAATAACCCTCTCATTCGTAAAAGCTGCACCAGATACGGATGTATAAGGAATAAAGTATTCATTTGTGCCATTTTGTAACTTAAACCAGTTACCAATCGTTGCGAAAAATATATTTCCGGCTATATTAGCAGGTGATGACGCTTGAGTTCTCAATCTTGCCCATCCATCCACATCAACTGTCGCGGATGGAGTGTTCCCGGAGCCAAACAAGAATTTTCCAGTGTACTGCCAGTACGCTATGTGGTTGTTGTTATTATCATCAATATATAGATTGTGACCTGCCAAACCATTAGTATTACCCCACTTCCAGGTCATATTTTGTGTTCCAGCGGTTCCTGTCGTTTGGGTAAGTATTTTCACACTATTTTGGTTGTCTACTCCTGGTCTGATAATTAAAGCCGCATACGCATTACTTGTAGAGGCATTAGTCGGACCTTCGATCAATACACCTTCATTCGACGTAGTACCGTAGAAATTGTACTTTGCTCCACTGTTGGGAGTATTTGTGCCAAATCCTATTTTCGTACCATTATCGAATATTTGAGAATCACCCAGGGTATTACCGTTCGGCGTCCATTTTGGAACATAATTAAGAGTCCCAGATCCTGTTGGGAAACTACCACCGCCAGTTGATACAATTACTCCATCAACATATAACGTATCATGTGACTTGCGTAAAAATGACGACCATTCGCCTTTAAAATTCACTTTCGTAATTGCAAAATAACCACTATCAACTGACGATTCGATTTGAGTCCATCGAATCGGTGCTTGAGCATATCCCATTACAACCGTAAAAATCAACCCGCATATAATCTTTATTCTCATGGGTAGAAAAATTTTACTGTTATTTCTTCATTATCATAAGGATAAGACCCCGTATAGATAATATCTGATCCTGAAACTGTCCAATAACTTGGGGACATTTCAACCCCATTACGAAGAACATCGATTTTCGAAGTGTCTCCTGGCAACACACCACCATTTACAGTAACAGTTACAGTTGTTCCTGTTACAGTTGGAAATATTTGTTTATAACGTATAGGTGGATCTGCTGTATCAGCTGCTTGTTGAATTAATCCACCAGAAGCAGCCGGTAATAAAAGAACTGTAAAACCTTCTAAATCAACAGTTCCTGTATAATCTGCTAAAACTTCAACACTAACTTCATCGCCATTAGCTAAAAAGTCTAACCATATAGATACTACCTGATTTGATGCAGCAGATTGTACTCTTTTAGAATAAATAACAGAACCGATATTTCTTACTCCATTTTTAGCTATTGCAAATGCTACTGACGAATTATTAGAAGATACTCCAAAAGAAATAGTTACAATAGCCCAAAACAATTGAGTAGCTGTTCCATCATAAACAGCAGTACCTGATCCTACACTTGCTGAAAATCTAACACTATAAACAAATAATTCTGTTATATTTACTGTAGCCCAAACACCGTTTGTTACATTTATAGAAATAGGTATAGATGTTTGATCTACATAAGCATAGATTCCAGCAAATTGACCATTGCCGTCACCTATATCGTCACGGATAATATAAGAACCAGAAGGTATACTAAAATCGGTTGTTGCAGATTGAACATGTAAAACAGTATCTCCTATGGCTGCATCTTGTGTTATTATAAAAATTTGTTCTAAACCAGTTTGTGTAATAACACGTATAATATCTCCTTCATTATAAACACCTGCTTGTGTAATTTCAACTACTTGTATTTCTGTTATAATAGTACCACTATCTATAAAATCAACAGTAGTTGTAGGAGATAAAGCAGGAATGATAGTTGGTTCTGGAAATTTAACAGGTGTTGTTCGACCATCATCAGATGCTGGAAAATTAGGAGTACGCCCAGGAATCGGTATAGTAGTACCAATTTTTAACGGTGGTGGAATTGTAGGAATTGTATTGACTGCTACATAATGCCATTCACCGGTGATTGAATCATCTCTTGCGATAAATCTTCCAGAATGAAATATATAAGCTCGGGTACTTCTCAATAATTTTTCATAAGGATGATATATTTGATTATATTTACCAATCATCCTCGGAGTTGACTTAATTTGACCTTTTATAATCTCATTAGCTAATAATTGAGAAATCTTAACAAAACTCCCAGTATTTCCTACTCTCCATTGATTAGTATCAACCCAAGTCAATCCACTATCATTCGATACTTGAATTTTACCCAAAACAGCAGGGGTTGGTCCATCACCATGATAAGTATCTATAGATAATATTTTGGTATTCTTATCTATTTGATTTTCTGCTGCATAAGTTAAAATATCAAAATTACCACCTGGAATACCATCATAAAATACTTCAAAATATGGTTCTTGTATATCAAAATCTGGAAAATTAGTAACTGAATTAACCCATACTCCTGTAGTTGTATTGAATCTCCATATATCTGAAATACCAATGGAAATAGTCATATCACCATCAGCAGGGATTAAAGGATTAGTAAATTCTGGTAATGCAAACCTATTGTAACCAAGATTAGAAGTAACAACTTTCACAGCTACATAAAAATAATTAGTTATACCTGTTTGCCATTTTTCTTCTATTCTTTGTTCAAATGTTCCGCCAGCGCCATCACTAATAACGCGACTACCACCACTAAAAGAATAACCGGAACCACCATCTGCAATTGATATTCTGATTCTAAAATTAACAAAAATTAAATCATAAGGGACCATATTATCAATTCTCCACTGAGTCATATCTACCCACAACTTTCCTGACATTCTAAAACTTGCTACACCACTGTTACTATTTACATCTTCTAATATTACACCACCATCTGCTTCTTTGATAGTATCTTCCCTTAATAAATTAGCTCCTTCAAAATAATTATATTTAACTTCCACTTTAGCTAAAGGTGGATAATATCGTTCTGTGAAACCGACTACTTTATCTAGTTCTGTAAAAGCTGTTTTTGTAGGTATTGACCCAAGAGAAGAAGTTACCTTAGTAAAAGTAACATCATATGTATGTACAATCCAGGTTGTATCAATATATTCATTTTGTTGCAAAATCCAATATATACCATTAGTGAATATAAAAGTACAACCTAATTCTGTACATAATTTAAATAAAACATCATAATAAGATGAATCTTTTGGTTGCCCTTTTGAATCAAGTTCAATAAAAGTATTTATACGAATACGTAATACCTCTAATGGATTAGTTGTAACAGCATAAGTTAAGTTATCTGGCCACCAATTAAATACATATTTCAATAAATTAATAGTCGGGGAAATATCAGAAAACATAGACAAGGTATTTAACCTTGTTATAATATCTTTAAATAAATCGAAATAAGTTACCCAACCGGTGGTATAAACATCAAAAGGAATATTCTTTAATGTTCCAATAATATCAGTTGCTGTTAAGGTAATTATAAACGGATACCGATCATCTTCTTTTTCAATCTGATCTGTTAAAAAATTACCTAACCAGTATAAATTAGAATTTAAATAAACAACAAGACGAAATTGGGATTCTGGAGCATCGACTAAATCAACTAAAAAACTTTGTAATGCTGTATCCGTATCATCTACGAACATATCTATTGATCCAGTTGTTGCTATAATCCCGCAAAATCGTTCATCATTCTCTGGAAAATATTCAATAGTAAAACCATTATTAGCACAACGAAACTCCGCTGTAGACCCCGCCCATTCGGTATCGTGTATTTCCACATCATACACGTTATTATTTATACTAGTTAAACTAGCGTATAATCTAAGCGGCAAAATGTAAGAAATTTATTACATTTATTTAATTCTTTCTCGATCAGTCAAAATGCGATTGATGAGATATACCAAATCTCCACCCCTTAATATAAATTCACCAACTAATTCAATTGTTTGTGACGGCATAAATCTTGGTAATTGATCAAGTGGTAAAACCACTTCTTTACCAGCTTCACCAAGTAATGCGGGTGTTGGTCCTGTGATAATACCACCTTCTGCAAATGGTAATAAATTACCTAAGAAACCTTTAAATAAAGATTTATCACCAGCAAATCCTAATAATTCTTTAACACCGGTTAAACCACCTTTGATTATATTTAATCCACCCAACAAAGAAAACAAGGCTGTTAAAACAGCTGCCGCGGCTACTGCTTTAGCCATTTGTACAATCAATTTTTTTAATACATTAACAACAGCTTGAAATGCATTTTCTCCCCTGTTTATTAATATATCAAAAAAGCCTTCGAAAGCCGTAGATAAATTATCACTAACAAAATCTGAAATGCTTTGTAAATGTTCTTGTTGTTTTTCAAATTCAGCATTCTGATTTTCTAATATCCTTTTCCAATTTTCCTGTTGTTGACCTAATTTAGCAATATCTTCACCATAACCGATGATACCAGCTCTTGCCGCGTCTAATTTTTCTTTACTAAATCCAGGTACATTAGCTAAACCTTCAACAACTATATCACTTAATTGTCTCATTGATTGTTCCAAAATAGGAACATCCCCTGTTATCTGTTCAGCAATACTTTTACCTCTAGGTAAATTAAATAAACCTCTTCGTAAATCTTTTGCTCTTTCTTCACGTAATTTTTTTAATTTATTTTGTTCTGTTTTATCAAAAATACTAGGCGGAATAGTTAATGGTATATCATTTTGTAAATCAAATTGATCTAATGATAAATTTTGAAATTCTTTTGATAATTTATTAACACCTTCTATATCTGTATTTAAAATTTTATTTAATTCACTGAACGCAGAAAAATCTAAATTTTCAGCAGCTTTTGTACTTTCATCAAAAAGTGTACTTAAACTTTTTATATTTGCCCCTACAACAACTGTTGCTGCATCTTCTATACTACCAGTTAAAATTAATGTCTTAAAAGCAGCCGCTAGAACACCAAGTCCTCTGACCGCTTCATATATTGAATCGATCAAGAACTTGAAAAATCCAAATGTTGCGCGAGCTGTTCTCTCGGCTGCCTCACCCCATGTTTTATACCCGTTGATAACTTTTACAAGACCAACGAGTAACGCACCAAAACCAATAATAATTCCACTTATAATAGCTGTAGTACTTGTAAATAAACCAATTAAAACGCTTGTTAATTTTACAAGTGTACTAACTGCTAAAATAACAGGTCCTATAGCTGCTGCAATTGCAGTGAATGTAACTATATTCTTTTTAGTCTGATCATCTAATGTTTTCCAATGTTCTCCAAACTCTCTTATTTGATTTGCAACAAAATTTATAATTTCCCTTATTTTAAATAATTGTACAATATTTAAACCAATTGATCCAGCCGTTACAACTAAAGAATCTTTTAAATTGACCAATTGATTTCTTAAAGTATCCGGCGCTCTTTCTAACCTAGAAAAACCAACTGCTAAATTTGCCAAAAATGTTTTAATACCTTGACCTTGTGCATTTAATTGCCTAGTTATATCTTGACCTTCTGCTGTACCAAACTGTTTAAATAATATTGTTCTAATAAAAGCTGTCCGTTCAGCTAATTGGTTTATCTCTTCAGCTTGTATTTTATTTTTACCAATAATTTGAGAAATGGCACGTGTAATACCTTCTAAGTCTTCTGGACCTTTCCCTTCTAATGCAATAGCATTGGCTAAATTAACCATTAATGCTGTTGCATCTTGAGCCCTAATACCTAAAATTTCTAATTGTGCTTGTGCTTTAGTTAAAGTACTAGTATCTAGACCAGGTAAGACTGCTATTTTTTGAAGATCTTCTAATTTGGTTGTTCCTTTGGATGCTGTTTCTAATTGTTTGGTAAATGATTCAACTTCCAAAGTAGCTTTGGCAAAACCGGCAGCAATTAAACCTAATGGGAGAGTTATACTTTGAGATAATGTTCGACCTTGACGATCTAAAGATCTACTTATCTTATCTAAATTCTTTTGAGTTATGGCCAGTTTTTTATTAACAACCGATGTAGCATCTGCTACACTTTGAAACGCTTTCTTAGTGGCTTCTACTCCTACTACGCCTATCCTAATCAGTGCGTCCTTTACTGGCATGTTTAGATTGATCTAATTTTTCAAAGAATTCAATCGCACGTTTGTGTTGTTCTGCTGTTATTTTCTTTTTGGCCTTTTTAGTTTTTTTAACTTTCTCAGAAGTTAAAAAACTCAATGGCAATATTTTCTCAGGATCTTTTTCTTTCTTTTTAGCATTGGCATTATAAAAAGCATGTAATTGCAATTGTCTACCTTTCCACATATGATGAACAGGAACCATTGCTAATTGATCGCTTTCAACCATAGCTGCTAATAATTGGCCAAAAGAAAGTTGAAAAAGTTCACGCATCGACAGATGTAACCTAGCCGTTGCTAATGCTAGCAATCTGTCGATTGTCAGTTTTTTATGTCGTCCTGTTCTTCTTTTTGAGATTCAATATTAACTGTTTCTGTCTCACCATTTTCATTCAATACTTTTTCGCCCATGGCTTCGATAAAAGCACCGTTCAATGCCGTAATGATTTTCATAGCCAGTGTTAAATTAACAGCCAATTCTTTTTTGATTGTTATTTCTGCTGGCACAGTTAAATCTTCATAAATCAACTTAGCATTTTCAATGCCCAATTTACAAATTAATGGCAACTCTGAAAGACTCATGTCGCCAAGTAATTTATCTAAATGTCCAATTTTGGTATATCCTTTCGGTTTACCATAACGAATAAGAAATTCCATACCAAATACAAGTGGATATTCTTTACCTGCAATTGTGATAAAATTCATAAAAATAAATTTAGGGGATGAACCAAATAAAAACACCTTATCTTATGGAACTAACGCAACAACAGGTGCACCAATAATTGTGGCAGTAAGGTCGAATGTAGATTCAGTATCAGCAACTGTACCGATATCTAAATTATCCAACCTTAGGCTGCCACTCCAAATCGGATCACCCGACACACCTGTTGTAAATTCAAAAGTCAGAGTAATATCGCCAGCAAACCAATCATACAGATCGGATATATTAGCGTAACTAGCCCCTTCATCGTATCTCAATAAACCATTTGCAGTAAATTGAGCACTTTTTGTTTTTGCAATGGACTCTGCCCATTTTGAACCGCTACCGGTGTCTTTTGTAACAATATTTTCCGTATCACGTGACAAAGAAAATGAAGTTTCTTGCACATGGAAAATCTTATTCTTTGTTACACCGGCATCATCAGACAAAGTTAGCCGAAGTAAAGAACCATCAATAAAACCGGTTGTTGCCATAGTTTAGATTAATTTACTCTTACCTTATACCTATTTGCATTCTCGTAATATTCTGTCTGATCATTGAAATAGGTAGATAAGACAGTGGAAAAATGAATACCAGCTATATTAACACCAGCAACGGTTCCTTTGTAACCATTTAACCGTTGTCTTATTTTATTACCAAGTATTATGGCGTTTCTATAAGTCTTATCAATTGCAACAATTTCCAAAGTTACATAATCTCTTTGTACAGGACCTTCTTTAGTAATCAATGGATCGGACAACCTTTCTTCATATACAATAAATGGTACATCTGTACCTTGTGGTGCAATTGCTGGAAATATTTTCGTTCCAACTATAGCCGCTACACTTGCATCTGTTGATAACAAATTAAATATAGCATCACCGATAATCGCATCTGTATCTAAAGCCATCCTTCTTTTTTTAATATCCTGGTTAACTGTTTATCTGCTTCAGCTAACATTAGAAGTATACTCGCTTGTCCGGCTTGTGCAATTACAGGAACATACACTTCATTTATAAACTCTGTTTGTCCACCATAAGCCATATGTGCATAATATGCATTAGCTGTACCTGTTCCTGGACCAAAAGCAGCATTTGCTGGTATATTATTTTGTATTCTCGGAGCTACATATGCAAATACTGCTTTTGGTATTCTATCTGCTGGTATTTTATACATTGAAAACGCTAAATTACCTCGATAATACAAACCATAACTAGTACCTCTCCAAGATAATTTTTTTGGATTAGCACCATATTTTCTTTTTTTAGTTATTGATCTAGCAGTATCTCTGATTGGGGGTACACCTTTATTTGCAATACTTAGTCTTACTTTTTTAGTAAAGTTTTGTGTAATTTTAGAATAGCTACGAATAGCATTATCTATTTCTTTTCCATTTATTATGAACTCCATAATGTAATAAATTTATTACATCAAGATATATCAATTTGGACGGCTTCGATTAATAAAATATCAGAAGTCTCAAATTTTAAAACAGAAGATATATCCCAAGGTTTATTATCATAAATAATACGCATCCCAGGATTAATACTTGTATTTAATCTTCTTGTCATAAATTCAACACTTGTCCTAGCAGTTTTTCTATCCGATAGAATTATTTCATCAGATCCTCGCTTACTATAATCTACTAATGCTAAAACAGTGGCGATAGGTGTCCAAGCTTTTACAATTTCTCCAGTTTCATTTTGAACACCTATATTATCTTGAATAACAATAATTTCATTCATTCTACCCGTAATTTCACCTTTTGGTAATTTCATAATCTATACGTTTTCTTCTTACGAGCAAATTGAGAAATACTGCCAGGAGTTGTCATTGGTAAATCTTCACGACGCTGATACATATCACCTAACTGTTTGTATATCATTATCATGATATCTTTAGTGACTTCCGGTATAACAGCGTTATATTTTATTTTGACTGGATCTAAATAATCACCAGTAGTTGGCCATTCTTCATTTAATTTAAGTTGAATAACACCATTATTAGTAAAAAGATCAGGTTCTACTTTAGCAACATCAAAAGTCTGAGCGACACCATTAACATCCAAATAAGAAATTGTATCGATTGATTTTACAGGGCCATTATCAACAAATAATCTTTCTGTAGGCGGAAAACATTGAAAAACATCTTCAAATTGCGCTTCGACAATAATATAACCCAAGGCTGACTGGACTGAATCTGTGGCTGCATCGATCAAAAGAGTTATAACATTATCTTCTAATGTGTGAAATACTCTCAAATATTCCTTTGCCTCGCTTAAAGCAATCAAAGGAGTACCCACAGTACTAACTTTTCTAGATCTGGTAAAATACCGGCGATCTAAATATTCACTAAGATCTCGATATGTGTAATATGGCATTTTTTTATTTTTAAGGAGTGGGGAACAATAATATTCCCCACTTTCCCAGCCATCACATGCTAAGAGAAAACTTGTATCAATAACGATTACGTTGGTCCAGTACCAGGAGTGATATCTTTAATATAGGAAAAAGACTGCGGATACCGCAGGCCGATATCAGCAAAACTGGTGATTGTCACCTCAATTTGGGCATTGCGGGCTTTGGTATATTGATCTACGATCAATGAAATACCACCCCACATGCCGATATAAAGCGATTCCCAGTTTCCAAAAATCATGGCATGTTGATTTGTACCAACACCCAGATTTTTCGGAACGTTGTTGCTAACAACGGCACGGAAACCGTTTACTTCACCATTGGTTGGAAATGAAGGAACGCCGGTCCATGTCATAATCCCAGATGACGACGCGTCGAGGGGGTGTGTTTTAAGAAATCCACGCACCTCTGGAGTGGTGAGATAACCCATTCGACCAAAATCCGCATCGGCAGCTGAGATTTTAGTTTCTAGGTCCACCACATCCAAAAACGAAGGCCATTCATCTCCGGCAGTTACAACACCTACGCCTTGGGGGGCGGTGTACTGCAATATGCCTTTCGGCACAGGATCAACTCCTGAGCCGTTGATCGCGGCGGCATCGATTGCAGTTTGAAGGGCGATAGTGAGGTCCCGGCGAACCAACATTTCCACATCAATGGATGCTGATTGAATCAAAAGTAAACGAGAAAACGGCGTCCAACCTGTAATACGTTTCGGGCGAAGGGACAAATTATCAAAAAGTTGTTGCGCCTCAGCAGCAGCTGCTACTTCAGTGGCCCAGTTAGTTGACCCTGCTTGGGTTTGACGAGAAAAATCGATATTATCCCGGAGATTACGGAGAACGGTTGCACCCAACATTTCAACCATAGGGCGTATCCGAAGAGCATCAAAATGACCGGCTAAAGTTGTTTGAATAGTTTCTGGACCCTTTGTCGCGGTACTTGCATCCAAGTCACGACGTTCAGTACCAGCAATACCATGAACCATAAAAGATGGTACCATGACATTTCCCATTTCACCTGCAGCTTGTCCACCGGAAGCACGAAATTCTTTTTCAGCTTCTTGGTAAACTTCAGCATTAAGGCCAGTTAATGGTTGATTTGAAGCAACCGCATGAATAGCATTGCGAAAAGAAAATTGGTTAATAATCTTCTGCTGCTCCCTGATTTCGCCCATGTTAAGGCCTTGGCCGGATTGTCCCAACGCAGCTTGTTTGGTCCTGAGCTCTGCCTGTTGGCGTTCTAGCTCCAATTCACGTTGTTTTTGCTGGACCACTATATTCCGATCCAGGTTCCGGTACTCATCTTGTAAACTGGTTACAGTTGTAAGATTTTCCTCAGTAAGCGCAGTATTAGCATCACGAGCCGCATTATTGATTGATTCAATTTCGGTCATGATTGCTGCCTGACGCTCGCGCATTTCACCAATACTAGGCATGTTTAAATTTATTTAATTTGATAAAATCATCGATCTCACGGATCGGAATATATGGGTTAAGTACTTCTGTTAATGCTCGTAATTCTCTCAATGCAGCAGTTGTCATTTTATAAGCAGGTATGGCAACTGGTGAAAAATCAAATATTTCTTTAAATCGCTTTATTCTACGAACAGGTAATCCATTACGTTCTTCTGACCAATCTATAGGTAAATCATTTTTATCTGAAAAATCATCAATAATGAAACCGAAAGAAGAACCTTCAATATCACCACGCCGTAAAGATATTACTAAATCTCTTCCCCATGTAGTATCAGGTATATCAAATTCATAATGAATACCATTATCTTTTTCAATCAAACGAAGCGTCCCGCGTGAAAACCTACCCATTGGCTGACCCTGGTTATGAGAGGCAAACACAACGGGATCACTCCGCTTTTGGGCAAATGGCGTGAATGCTCCCCTTGATATTATTTCATAATAACCACCTAAATCTTGAGAATATTGCTCATATGGGATACCAAGACCACCAGCAACAAATGAATTATCATCCAATTGCCTGAGCTCTAATGGGCAATATCTATATTCCTTCTCACTCTTGAGAGTCAGGAGCTGCTCCAGGTTTTTGGTTTGGATCGTCATTGTTATCAATATTTTCCTGGCTATCTAATTGTTCTGCTTGCGCATCTAACAATTCAATTTCTGCCATATTTTTATTTAATCTTACTAGACGTTCTTCCTCACTAAACATATTAACTGGGGTATAGTAAATATCTCCTTTCCCATCTGCTCTAGGGTTAAAACCTTCAAGTCCTCGAATATCGTCAGGTGATAATGCACCTACTTGATACATTTTAGAATAATAAGAAGCTCTTGAATCAGAATCACCGGCAGTTAAAATTCGTGTATTGAATCTAATTTTTTTACGCAGCCTTTGACCTCTCGATACTAATTTTCTTTGTAATTCGTTTTCCCATTTAGCTGCATAAGGAAAAATGGTATAATTAACAAATTCAAAAGATTGCATTTCAATATTTGAAAATGTACTACGACCTAACTCTGATAATAAATGTAAAGGTATACCAAAAATTCTAGAAATATCTCCAATTGTTTTATTTGCTAATTCAACGACTAAGGCATCTCTGGGCGGGAGTTTATTTGTTCGGTATTCGAGACCCGAATGTAAGACTGGAGTAGAATTTACATTTCTTATGCCTTCGTAATCTGAAAATTCTTCTTTAATTTCTTGTTGTTCTTTTTTAGATAAGTGTTCAGGTGTATATAAATAACCACTTAAATGTGCACCGTTATCATAAAAATTAGTACTATAATTAGTCGTTTGTAAACCTAATCTAAATGTATCACTGTGTTTATATAATTTACTTTTACCAATTAAACCAGGTGCATTTGGAATATTACCAGCACCATGTGTACCTGAACTACTCATAGCTATTCCTACAAGATGTATCATATCTTGTGGATCAACTACCATATTATAACCTAATCCATCATTATGACTAGACAGTACTGTATAAAAAAAATCACCATTAACAACATTCACATATACATCTTGTGGATGTATCATTATTAATTCAACAGGTTTGTTTCTGGAATCACGTCTTATCCATGCGTAGGCATTTTCATATAAAGCTAAAAATGCCGTCATTGTTTCATAAAATGTAAAAGCCGAATACCTATCTGAAGGATATTCGAGCAACATTAACAAATCATCGTCGTCTGATGGAATAAAACCTTTGGCGGACTTAATTAATACTTGTTTATCTATTCTAGCAAGGTTCCATCCTAATAATTCAAGGCATCTGGTAACACCAGATATTCCTAGGACAGTAGTTTCCGAATAATTGACTGTGGAATTTCCTGGAAAGAAGATTTTAAATATTCCAGAATCATTTAGGCCCAATGACCTGAGCCATTTTTTTAGTCTGCTGGTCGCTAATTGGACTAAATTCATAATTAAATATACACCTTTTTTTCGACATAAAAAAACGGATTTTAAAATATTTTTTTAAGCCGTTTTGGTCTCTACGACAAATAAAGATGGTTTTCTATATTTTTTCCTAAAATGTTCATATACTGCAAAAGCGTTTACTAAAGCAGACCATGAATCTACTTTATCTTTACTGGCTTTTTTATGTATTCTTATATTTTCATTAATATCTTCATATATTTGTATATTTTCAAATTCCCACTCGATCAATTTATTTTCATCATATCTTAATTTATTTGTATTCATTAATCTTTCTATTAAAACAGTTGGATCATTTAAAAATTTAGTCGTTTGTGTTATTGGAAAGACTTCTATACCCAAAGCTTCTTGTACTTGTCCTATAAATGTATCTGCTCGCCATGCATCATACCCTACTCCGCGTACGTTTAGCTCTTCTGTTGCAGTTAAAAAGTCACCAAATATCTCCTGTAAATCAATCATATTGCCAGGAGTAGGATAAATATATTTCATTTTCATCCAATATTCATAATTTACATTTTCGTTAGTAGTCCTGTATTTAATACGTTCAATAGGACAATATGTAAAAGGTATCCATATAAAATAACCAAGAGTATCGTATGTATCAAATAACAAAGCAATGGATGTTAAATCTTTAGATGAACTAAGGTCTACACCAACATAACATTTATAATCTTTTAATAAAATTTTCCAGTTTTTAATATCAAATTCTGTAAACGTATTTCTTTTTTCACATCTATTAAGATTAAACCAATTTTGATAAGCACCAACCCATTTACCTAAATGTAATCTGAGATAATCATTTAATGAAGTTGGTCTAGCTTTTGTTTCTAATATAATATTATCATAATATCTTTCATTTGTTGTAATACCAAACGAGGGATTACATTGCTTGATATATTCAAAATTGAATGGATCATCTTCGGCTTCATCCGGTGCTTCATATATCTTAACTAACCAGTGTGGCATTTCTAAATTTCCACGTTCAACATCTTTACATATTAAAAACATTTCATGTGGAAATGTATTTTTTATACCAGCATTAGATAATGATATGATCAAAGGTTGTGGTCTAGATACTATACCCTTTGTTATAGCTTCCCATAAATTTTTATTTGGTTGAATATGTAATTCATCAAATACAGCACCATGTACATTAAACCCATGTTTTGTTTCTGATTCTGCGGATAATACTCTAAATATACTTTTTCTCCTATCATAATATATTTCATTTTTCAGAACTTTAAACTCTTTAGTTAAATAAGGATCCATTTCAACCATAGTTTTTGCATCATCAAAAACTATTCTAGCTTGATCTTTATCACCTGCTAAAGCATATACTTTTGCACCAGGTTCATCATCCGGACCTAATAAATATAGACTTAATCCAGATGTTAGAGTGGATTTACCATTTTTCTTAGGTATCCATAAAAAACCATGGGTATATCTACGTTTTCCATCTGGTAAAACTTCACCAAATAATTGTGAAATAAATTCCTTTTGCCAATCCAACAAATTTAATAATTCACCTGCTTGTTCACCTTGAATATTTCTACATCTTTTTTGTAAGAAATTTATTACACGATCCACTTTGGATTGATCATACATATACTTCAACCGCCGTTCATTTCCCTGTAACATGTTACCCTTTTAAATTAAACGGATCATCTTCATTTTCTGATTCTCTACCTGGCGTTCCGATAATATCTGATTTATATTTTGATAAATGATAACCAAACGATGCAGCAGCTTTAGGTGTTAATAAAAACAATTCTTCGTATTTTCTTAAAATACTATCTATTCTTACCAATGCTGCTAAATATGGTGATGTTTTTTCTACTTCATATGATTCATCTTTTCGTATAACAGTTTGTTTAATTATCGGTTCCATTAAAGCTTTTTCCAATAATTTATCATGCAACATTAAATACCTAACATATCTTTCTAATTGATGAACACCTACTTCATACAATAAACCAATTGCATTTAAATTGGTAAAAATCAAATAATATAATTGTTCAGCGTGCGGATCTTGCGCAATATCTGCCGGAGCTGTTGGTATTACTTTTACTTTTTTTAATTGTTCTTCAAAAAAAGTCTCATGAGAATCAAAAGTCTCACGCGCTAATTTTAACCGCGCCGGTATTTTATTTGCTCCCATAATTTTGGTTCTAATTGTTCAGCAATTTTATCTACAATAACCAATTTTAAATGATCGGTTGGATATAACCATTTACCATCAGTATAATAGTCTAATCCTTCGATCAAATTATCAAAAATACCGCGAGATTCCAGGTTTCTTTTTATTTGATGTGCAATATTACTTAAAGCCATCAAATTTGACCTATCCCGCATAGAACCTAGTGCAGATATACGTATAATATGATCCACCATTTGAGAATCCCGATACTGGCCCAAATAATAATATACTGCACAGTATCTGCCAATATCCGAAGTCATTACAGATGTCCTAAGTGTTTGCCAATCTTTTGAATTGTAAAACTTTTTGTCAGGATTATTACTCTGAGTCTTCGGATGATGATAATCAATCTTAGAAGTTATTAGTTTCATATCGGCAATATACAACTTTTTACAATAGAAAAAAAGCGATTTCTAGCTATTTTTATATTTAGAAAGGGTATGATCAATTAGATAGTACGAGCTGATCAAAATTGGCACTTGAAATCTCTCCCCCTA